CCCCTCGCGGGGATACTCGATCCATTAACTCCACTATGAAAGGAAGCAGATATGTTTCGCGTGGCCAAGAAGCTTACGATAAACCAGCATGCACTTGATGCTGCTTTAAACAGCGGTCATCCCGTCATGCAAGTGTTTCGTGCGCTTCAGAACCTCGGCGAAAACTACATTTGCGACCCCGAATGGTGGGGGGCTACCGACTATCCATATTGGTATTCGTCGGAAAACGAATTCCCGCTATTGCTCTTCGTCACGAAGAGCGGGGAAGACGAACCGATGTTAGACCATATAGAGTGTTGGTGGGTCAATGGATTGGGGGATCTCGTCCATGTTTAGTCGTACCAGACTAACATTTGGAACGGACGAGACCGCCCTCTCAACAAGCCTAGCGCTGCGAGGCGCTATTTCAAAGCCTGTTGTGAAGAAAGCTCGCTTTCCTCATCTACCCCACCGTCTGGTGGATGCGATTGAGGATTTAGAGCTTGATGAATCGGACTCTTTCGATGCCGATTCGCTGAAGGCTATACATGCTCTACCAGCCGTGAGGCACTTAGTTGTTTACAACGATGTGCATTACGATTGGTTTACATGGTGGTGAGAAGGGACCCATTTCACAATGGTACCTATTACTGGGCCTTTCAGTTCATTTGAATACCTTAATGGCGGTCCCACTCCCGGGGGATTTATTCCCCGGATTTATGAGCGGGCTGCCACTTGGTATCGTCAAAAGAAACCCTACGACCTACCTCTTAATTATATACTATCGGTCCGCCGTGTAAGATCTTATTCTAAGATTGTTCACGGTGCAAACGATTTTAATTACACTGAGACCGTAAGTGGTACTCCATCTTCGTATGGAGCCATCCCGGACTTGTATAATCGTGTATATAATAAATTTAAAGAGGCTGTAGGAGAGTCTGTCCAAGCCGGAGTCGCATTAGCTGAAGGTCGACAAGCTGTTGAGATGATCGAAAGACGTCTCATGCAGATGGTCAAGTTCACCAATGCTATTCGAAAAGGACGACTTGGCGTAGCGGCGGCTGCCCTTGGGATTCGCGTGAGCGATCCTAGGTACCGTCGTATAGTAAGCGATTACTCCAAAGGGACGCGTCGGCGCGTGCTTGCTCCTGGAAAGGGCAAAACACGTGACCGATTAGCTCTCGAGGGGAAACCGCGAACTCTCGCTAACCTCTATCTGGAATTTCATTTCGGATGGGGCCCTCTGATGAAGGATATCTTTGACGCAGCAGAAGTGCTGTCGTCGCCGATCCTTCCTCACTCGATTAAAGTGCGCTCTAAGAAGACATATTTATTCCCTGTCGAGTCCTTCTCAGATAATGGGACGGACAGAACTTGGATAAATGTGGACGAAAGAGTAACGCAAGTTATTCGAATGGAGGGAAATATCGAAGTTGTCAATCCAAATATTGCTCTTCGAGAACAGTGCGGTTTAGGTAACCCACTGACTATTATTAATGAATTAATCCCTTTCAGTTTCATTGCTGACTGGTTCGTGAACGTTGGAGATTTTCTCTCTTCATTCACGGATTTTGCGGGCGTCGAAATAACGCAACCGCAAAGGTCTATATTCACTAATTGGCGCAAGACTCGGTCAGATTTGACTGAGTTCAATTACCATTCCACCTCTGTATATGGGCCGCCGTTGTTTTCACCGTTCTCACGGTATACATCGACGACTTCATACTCAATGGAAGGTTACTACCACTTGCGTATCTTGGGCTCCTTTCCAGGCCCAATCCTTAAGGTCCGTGATCCATGGACTTTATCCGCTAGGCGCGGTCTCGCAGCCGCGTCCCTGCTTATACAATCCCTAACGCTGAAAGGCTGGGGAAAGTAGCGTGCAGGCTTTTCTGTACGTATTCTCAACAAGGAGGCAGTAATGCCTAACCAAGCCGATATCACGGTCAAAAAGGCCGATGGCACAACGGACATCACCTATGCCAAAGTGGTGCCGTCAAGTGGGAGTAATTCTCCCGCGATTTGGCGTAGTCCTGTGGGTTCGGCACCTGGGCATAAGCCCACGTTCCGTACGCGATCCGCACCGAATGCTTCCGGCACTGTCCGGCGAGTTGATGGTGAGTTCGTATACCCCGAGACTGCAACAGCGGCAGACGGAAAGATCACGGTTGTGAATAAGGCGAGACTCGGCTACAATGCCGTCATGCCCCAAGACATGGCCGACACTCTTCTTGCCGAAGCGGCGCATCAAGGTTTCAACCTTTTTGCGTCTGCTTTGAACAAGCTCCAGGTGATCGAAGGCTACGCTGCAACCTAATGTTCATCTCCGGCCTAGACAGCCGGCATGACGCTAGATTGTAGCGTCTCGGCCCTAACGGGCCGAGTTCTTTGATTTACCTGGAGAACCGTATGCCTAAATCTCTTCCAAGTGATTTGGAGAGACTGTACGTCAAATTTCTTGACGCACTCGCCAGTCCTGTTGCTGTGATCTGCAAAGATCACGTGAAGAACAACAGGTGGGACGATCTCGCTTCTATGCGAGTCGATCCCCTTGCTTATGACAACGCTGAGATTTATTTCAGTGATGTCGCCGCCGTAAGCTTCCTACGGAAATGCTCTGACTTAGATACATCTTTCGACCGCGCTGGCGTGGCGAAAGAGAACTTTGTCAAGGCTGAGCGGCTATGCAAGAGGGCAAACGATAGATTAGACAGCCACTTTTGGGATAGTCACTTGGATCGCGAAGGCGACCAGAGAGACACTCCCTACGGTGCGTGCTCATGGCTTATTGCCGAAGCGCGTAAAGAAATGGCTAATCTACTCGGCCCGGTTCCAAAAGACCTTCGAGGTCAGTTTGGGCCAGGCGCCACGTTTGGCGATAGGGGTCTGTATACCACGGTCCCCGATAAGATGACATCTCGACCCACCCTTACCCCCTCAGCTATGTGTATGATCCCCATGTGGGGTCAGACACTCTGGGCGAAAGCCTGCAGTGCTGAAGGTCGTGAGATTGAAGTAGTGCATGGGAATCGTTTCACAACGGTTCCGAAAGATTGTACCAAGGACCGCGGCATTGCCGTAGAACCTAGTATTAATCTATTCTATCAACTTCCCATTGGGAAGCGGATTAGGGCTGCACTTCGTCGCAAGGGCATCGACCTTAGCGATGGGCAAAGCACTCACAGGCGGGTCGCCTGTGAAGCCAGCACGCATGGCTGCTATGCTACTCTCGATCTTTCGAACGCTAGTGATACCGTTTGCTACAACCTGGTAAAGTTGTTGCTCCCTACTCAATGGTTCAATATTCTTGATTCATTGAGGAGCCCAAAGACCTTTTTTGAAGGAAAGTGGGTTTGGCTAGAGAAATTTAGCTCTATGGGTAACGGTTTTACGTTTGAGCTTGAATCAGCGATATTCCTATCGATAATTCTTGCCGTCCGAAATCTCAGGGCGTCGCGGGAGCCTTTAGAAGCTCTCGTTCAGCCTGGAGAGGATGTGTGGGTCTATGGTGATGATATCATCATACCTACCGACTGGACAACAGACGTAGTTGCCGCGCTCTCCTATTGCGGCTTTGAAATAAACGGTTCTAAATCGTTTGTGACAGGGTCCTTTAGAGAAAGTTGTGGAGGGGATTACTTTGGGGGCGTGGACGTTCGTCCATTTTTCCTAAAGGAGTTTCCCTATGAACCGCAACACTGGATCACAATTGCCAACGGAATTAGGAAAATGGTTGTCTCAGACAATCATCATAATCCTTGTCGTAGCAGTTTGCTCCGTGCTTGGTTTGTCGCTTTGGATTCACTTCCAACTTCTATCCGGAGGTTACGAGGCCCTGATAAACTCGGGGACCTCGTCATCTACGATGACGAAGAAAGGTGGCAAACCCGCAGACGCGGCAGCCTCACGTACATCAGAGTTTACAGACCTTCCAAATACCGAGTAATCGGCTGGGGGCACTGGAAAACTGATGTCGTTCTGGCGAGTATCCTTTATCTACATGACAAGCATTCATCGAAGGGTGTAACTCCTAGAGATGCTGTGCTTGGCTATAGAGAAGGATGGGTGCCGTTGCCTCCCTCAACTAGCAAATGGCTTCCGCCTACGCTAGATGAACTGGATGCTTCTCGTGAGAGAAGCAAGGTCAATATTTGACCGGCACGGTTACGGACTCTTCTGAGTCCGTACGTTTACTCTCAAATTTTATTTGAAAGTTGGAGGGCCTTTGGTC